CCCGCCGTCGTGGCTTGATGAAACAGCTAAAAAGGAATTTAAACGTTTGGCAAAATTATTGTTGAGTGTTGAGCTGATCAATGAGGCCGACATCGGGCATCTCGCCATGTACTGTGATGCCTATTCACAATATTTAACGTTTAAAAAACAAATTAAAGAGAACGGGCTATGGGTTGGCGACAGGCCAAACCCTTTTATTTTGCGCATGAAAGATGCAGCAATGCAAATGCGATCTTTCGGATCTGATTTAGGGCTTTCCCCGGCTTCAAGAGCAAGATTAGCCATTAATCTAAGCAAAGATGAGGAAGATGACGACGACGATTTCTAAGCCTTTGCTGGAAATGAACTATTCCGAGCTTGAAGAATGGNGGGAAGGCTATCTTGCGGAGCAAAAAAGCTGGGGAGGCATTCTCGAGCAACCCTATCCGGAACTTTTAACAACATGGTACGCAGAAAGGCTTGTTGACGGATCAATTCCAGCTAGCAAAGAGAATATTCTGGCGGCAAAGCGGCATCTGCGAGATTTGGAGCGCCAGGGAACGGATGATTTTCCGTGGGTCTTTGATGAGAAAAAGGCGCATCGTCCGATTAGATTTATCGAGCAGAAATGTAAACCGTCAAAAGGCGACTTTGATCGGTTGGTCCTTCAACCATGGCAACATTTTGTCATCGGCAATCTGTTCGGATGGGTGCATAAAGATACCGGGATCCGACGTTTCCGTGAAGGCCTGGTATTTGTTGGCCGGAAAAACGGGAAAACAACGCTTATTTCCGGTTTATCGAATTATATGCTGGGCTTTGACGGCGAAAATGGTGCCCGTATTTATGTTTTGGCAAACGCCGAGCAGCAGGCGCATGAATTGTTTGACGAAGCGAAAGCGATGGTTGAAAAATCGCCTTATTTATCTAAACGATACAAGCCGCAGCGGTCCGTAATCAAATATGACAAGACCTATTCGAAGATTGAAGCCAGGGCATCCGACAGTAAACGTCTTGACGGATTGAATACGCACTTAGGCATATTTGATGAAATACACGAGTTTAAGGATTTTAAGCTGATCAACGTTATTAAAAAATCAAGGGGCGCCCGTAAACAGCCATTAATCATATACATTACAACGGCTGGATATGTACTAGATGGCCCATTGATGAGCTATTACGATTCAGCGCATGAATGCTTAGAAAGCTTGGATGAAAATTTGGACGAAAGGACATTTTACTTTATCGCCAAATTGGACAAGACGGAAGAAGCTGATCACCCGGAACTTTGGATCAAGGCAAACCCGAACATTGGATTGATGGACTTTGTGAACCTCGTTTCCGACTGGAAAAAGGACAGGAAAAGCCCACAAGAAAAGGCCGACTGGATGACAAAACAATTTAACATCTTTAGCGATGTTGACGAGCTGTCATTTGTTGATGTTGCTACGATAAATAAGAACAACCGCGTGATTGATGTCGATACATTGAAAGGCCGCGTCTGCTTTGGCGGATACGACTTATCAGAAACGGAAGACTTCACAGCGGCTGTGCTTGAATTTCCATTGGATGACGGCAGCATATTTATTATGCATCATAGCTGGATACCGCAAGCCCGATATGATCGCGACAACAACCAGCCGCGATTGAGAGAATGGGAGACAGCCGGAGATTTGACCATTGTGCCAGGNGATTACGTGAAATATGAATATGTATTTGATTGGTTTGTCGAGAAATCTCAAATCTATAAGATTAAAAAAATCGGATATGACAAGGCAAAGGCCTTATTTTTAAACAAGGCCCTAGAAGATTACGGTTTTGATACCGAAAAAGTTATCCAGGGATTTACAACACTCGGCGGGCCATTGCAAAACTTCAAGGAATTAATGCTTGATGGTAAAGTTATTTTCAACAATAGCAAGATTTATAGATGGTACTTGAACAATGTGCGGCTTGTAGAGGACAGGAACAAAAACTGGATCCCTACAAAGCAGTCGAAAAACCGAAAAATTGATGGTTTTGCGGCCACTTTGAACGCCCACACGTTTGCTATTCCAATGCTGATTAAGCCGGCAGGACCTGCGAAGGTTTCATTCTTCAGCGTTAGCGATCTCAAAAAGCTGTAAGGGGGNGATGGAAACGAAACTAAAAGATCGGATAAAACGGTTTTTCAAAAACCTTGTATCCGTACAATCAAATTTTTACTCAATCAATGATCTTTCATCATCCGATTTGTTTAATAACGTCGGAGAGCTTTCAGAGTCGATTTTCAGCGCGATCAGCAGGGTTTCCAATACATTTGCTAGCATGCCATTAAAACTGTATGATGGGTCCTATAATGAGCCCACAGACGTGCCGGCATATAATTTGCTAGTGAATGGGCCTAGATATTTTACCGGATTTGATTTTAGACGCGACATCGAGGCACTTAGGAACCTAAAAGGAAATGTGTATGTGCAAATTTTCCGGGATATTAACGGAAATATTGTTGATTTGGCGCTGGTTAAACCGGAAGCCTGCCAGCCTTTATTTGACGTGAAGACAGGCGAACTTTATTATGCCGTATCGGCGATTGATAACGGTATGGTAAAAGAAACGATGTATATGCACTATACGCAGATGTTGCATCTTAAATTTCCTCGTTTTGGGTCTGTAAAAGGCGTAAATCCGATGCAATTGTTAAAAAATACAATTGATTATGATTTACAAGTGAAAAAAATTTCACTTGATCAATTAGTCGGAACAAATGAAGGGTTTATTGTCCATTATGACACCAATATGGACGAGGAGCAGCAAAAAGAAATTGTAAAGCGAATCGCACAGTTTTATAAAGACAATGGCGGCGTACTATTCGAAGAAAACGGCGTGACAATCAGCAGAATTGAACGCGATCTTGTTGACTCTAAACTTCTTGACGTTGACCAGGTCACGCGGTCAAAGGTCGCCATGGTTTACAACATACCGGAACACTTTCTGGGCAATTCGAATGGATCATATAATTCGCTTGAACAATTGAATTTGGAATTTGTTACCGGCAATTTAGCGGCAACTATCCGGCAATATGAGGAAGAATTCAACAAAAAATTATTGACGGAAGCACAACGAAAAAAAGGCTACCATTTCAAGTTTAACATGAATGCTTTGCTAAGAGGCGACACAAAAACGCGTGGATCATTTTATCAAATCGGCATCAGAAGCGGATTTTTAACACCGAATGATGTCCGAATTTTAGAGGATTTGCCGCCTGATAATGATCCTAACGCTAATAAACTATGGGTTTCTGGAGATTTATACACCATAGATACACCAGCAACTGAACGGAAAGGAGGNGGATCAAGTGCCGAAAGCAAAACAGCCAAATAAATTTTGGAAAATGCAAGCATCCGGGGAAAATAGTGCGGATGTTTTTATTTTTGGTGAAATAACCACAAGTGGGNGGGAATTGGATGAGTCTGATACGTCGGCCAGCACTTTTAAACGCGATTTGGATGCGCTCGGAGATGTGTCGACCATCAATTTGCACATTAACAGCCCGGGCGGGGATGTGTTTGACGGCATCGCCATTGGAAACATGATTAAGCAGCATAAAGCACAGGTAAATTGTTATATAGATGGGGTTGCTGCCTCTATCGCAAGCGTGATCGCCATGAGCGGAGACACTATTTTCATGCCTTCAAACGCAATGATGATGGTTCACAACCCGTGGTCATTTGCCTACGGAAACGCAGCAGATTTTAGAAAACAGGCTGACGATCTGGACCATATCGCAGACAGCTTGAAGCAAGTCTACCTTGAAAAATCCGGCGACAAGCTGGATTTGGAGACGATTACGCAGCTAATGGATGCAGAGACTTGGCTTTCTGCACAAGAAGCATTTGATTACGGTCTATGTGACAAAATTTTAAGTGCAAATCAAGCAGCAGCATCCATTTCCCAGGAATGGGCCGGGCGATATAAAAACGTTCCAAAGGCTCTTATTGATCCTTCCACAGAGCCAGAAAAACGGTCAGAAAGCAATTTGCTTGCCAAAAAACTAAAAGCATTAAAAGGAGAATGATAACATGAACATTGAGCAATTAAGAAATGCCTGGATTGAAGCAGGGCAAAAAGTGTCCGATATTCAAAATCAAATTCAAACTGCCCTTGTGGATGATAGCATCACAGTCGATGCTATTAACGATCTAAAAAATAAGCTGGAGACAGCAAAAGCAAAACGTGATCTTGCGAAACAGCAACTAGATGAAGCTGAAGCAAACGCAAAAAATCTTGAGCCGGCATCCGAGCCAAAAATTAGCCGCCAAGAGGTGCCAGAAAACATGGTTAAGCAATTTGCGAAAGATTTTAAGGACTTGATGACCGGCAAATTCCAGCCGCAAAATGCGATCGGGTCAAGTCTTGACAGCGACGGGAACGGCGCGGGCTTAACAATTCCGCAAGACATTCAAACGAATATCAATGCTTTGAAGCGCCAATATAATTCGCTTGAGCAATATGTTGGTGTAATTCCTGTTTCTACGTCGAGCGGATCGCGCGTTCTGGAAAAATGGACGGATGTAACNCCGTTCACAAATATTGATGACGAATTCGGCACAATCGGAAACAACGACGATCCGAATTTCACGCTGGTCAAATATATGATTAAACGCTATGCCGGCATTTCTACGCTGTCGAATACGCTGCTTAAAGATACGGCTGAGCAGATTGTAGCTTACATTGAGCAGTGGCTTGCTAAAAAGCAAGTTGTGACGCGCAACAATGCTATTTTGGCAGCACTTGATAAACTTCCGAATGTCCAAAAGAAAACGATTAAGGATATTGACGGGATAAAGGACATTTTTAACNCCCAATTGGACCCAGCTTTGCGAGCTACTACAAGGTTTTACACTAACCAATCCGGTTTCAATGTTCTGGATAAGGTTAAAGATTCTGATGGACGTTATTTGCTGCAGCCTATGGTGGTTGCTGATTCTTTCGCACCGACGTCGCCAACTGGGCAAACATTGAAACAAGTTCCGTCCCTGTTTGGTAAGGAGTTGGTCGTAATTTCTGACCGGTGGTTGCCAAACGGTGGGACAGCGTCCAACCCAACATACCCGCTGTATATCGGCGACATGGCGGAAGCAGTTAAACTGTTTGACCGCGAAAGACTGTCACTGATGTCTACAAACGTCGGAGCCGGGGCGTTTGAAACCGATACTACCAAAATTCGGGCGATTGACCGTTTCGATGTCGAATTGTGGGACACGGAGGCGATGGNGGTAGCATCCTTTGCCGGAATTGCTGATCAGACGCAATCAACATCCGGAACGACTGCGAGTTGATAAATAATGGCTGATGTTGATATTTCAAATATCAAACAGGCTTTACGAATTGATACAGACGCCGACGACGAGTTGCTTAAAGCGCTCTATTCGGCGGCGTCTGATTATATCAAAAAGGCTATCGGTGATGATGTCGACGGCTTTTATAATAATAATCCGAGGTTTGATTTAGCCGTTTTAATGCTGACAGATCACTATTACAAAACACGATCAGCAACAAGCGAAAAAGCATTTCAGGAAGTACCGTTCGGGGTTACATCTCTAATTCTGTCGCTAAAAGGTGATTATTATGTCTTACAGGACAACGGGGCAGCTGAATGACCGCATTACATTCGTGAAAAAGTCATCTGTACCGAATGCAAACGGCATACCGAGTTCAAAGCCTGTTCCAGTTTACAGCTGCTGGGCGAGTTTGGACACGCAAAATCTGAAAGATATGCAGTCTACAGTTGGTACAGTCCTGGAAGATACAGTCACTTTTGTTATCCGGTATTTACAAGCTTATGAGATTACCAACAAGCTCCAAATATCTTATAAAAACAAGCTATATAACATTATCAACATCGTGCCCGGAGAATATGACAAAGAATTTACCAATATCATTGCAAAGGCGGTGACGTAATGAGCGTGGAAGTCGATACGGGCGGCGTGGATGAGGTCCTGAAAAACATGGCCAGGAAAAGNGACAAGGTAAATCGGGAAGCCGTCAGAACTGCCGCAAAATACGTCGCTGAAAGACTGGAAGAAAACACGCCATATGAGGATGAAAGCAAGTACCGCAGCTGGAATGAGCAATTTAAGCTTGAAAACGAAAATGGCCAGGAACACAAGAAATTTAAGCACATGAAGGACGATGTGCATGTATCTGTCGGGCGGGACGGTACAGCAACTGTGGGATATGGCCATGATACCTATTGGCGTGTTCATTTTGTTGAAACGGGGACAATGCGAACAGGGGGTATGGTAGATAAATCCGGAAAACGTCATTGGGGCGCAGGCATAGAGGGGCAACATTTTATCGAGCGGACGACGCAGGAAACGAAAGATGCCGCTTTTGACTTGATGGCTAAAAAAATAAAGAAGGCGTTCGGGCTGTGACGCTGCCAACAACAGAGGTCCGTGACCTATTGTTAGCTGATGAAAAGTTTTCTGCCATCATTCCGCCAGAAAAATGTTTTGCTCTGTTAATCCCAGAAGAATTTCAAACAGTCGAAAGTGCCCCTGTGGCTTTGCTTACGCCTATATCAGGCGTTCCGTATGATTTTGCGAGCAATAGGCCCATTAGCAAACAAAACGCCGTACAGTTGCAAATATGGACGTCGTATGATGATGAAAATCTAAACGAATTTGATGATATTCTGGCAAATATTATGGAGCCTGCCGGATGGTATGAATATTGGAGTTTTGGAGTGGTAAAAGATCCGACCATTGACCTGCTTGTTACAACATGGAGATTTCAAAAAATAACATACAAATAAAATCGAGTCCGCACTGCGGGCTCTTTTTATTAAAAAAGGAGAGTGTAAAAGAATGGCAGTAGTAGGTTTTGATGCGGCTAAAATTAGCATTCTTGATGAAAATGAAAAAGTAACAGACACATTTACAATTGATAGATCATCCGGCGGTACAATTGAGGCCAATATTTCCGGCCTAGCGCCAAATATGAACGTTGTCTATGCATCTAACGTGCCGTTTTATGTAAGTGCTAAAGGAACAAGTGAAGTTAAATGCGAATTGACCGTGGCTGATCTGGATGATCTGGGAACGGAAGCGGTAAACAAAATTTTGGGCCGCGAACAGGATTCCACAACTAAAATCACGAAAGTTGGCGTAAATACAACACCGCCTTATTGCGTCCTGGAGCTTATTTCTAAGGACAAACAAGGAAAAGGCCTTTATCTTGGCCTGTTAAAAGGCAAATTTACATTTGACGGTGAAGATATTAAAACGTCGGATAACAACGGTTCTCAACTTTCGGAGGACAAAGTTACCATGCAGTGCATTTCTAGAAAAGATGGTTACATTTATGCGAAAGCAAAAGAAGCAGATGGGACCACGCAAGAGGATTTTGAAAAATTTATTATGCCGGCTGCTACTAGTCCTGCTGCTGGCTGATGGCATGGCTGGGGNATCCCCAGCCTTTTTTAAAATGATGAAACGAGGGNTGAAAAATGGGAGTACGCTTAGAAATCACTGATCAGGAAACAGGAAGAACACAGGTCTTTAAAAAAGATTTTGTTAGTTTTCGAAAAACTCGTGAGGCAATGAAATTGCAAGTAGATATACAGGGAATGAACGAACTAGAAACATTTGACGCATTGCTTAATTTCGTTGTCGATCTGTTCGAGGACAAAGACCTTACACCGGATTACATCCTGGACAATCTACCGGCAGAAAGCGGAATGAACATTCTAACTGATGTCCTCGAGCAAGTAATGGGAGNAGGGGAAAATGATGGCACGGGAAAAAAGTAACGCCGGAAGAAGCCTATGAAAACATGAAAGAACTCTATCAAAAAATGATGGAAGCGGGATATTCTTTCCATGACATTGACGAATCGGATTATTTTGGTGCTTTAGAAATGTTATCTTCTACACCTCGAAAAGTCATGTCCGCAGAAGATTTCTTCGATAGTATCTAAGAAAGGAGGTTAAAATATGCCGCAAACTGGTAAGCCATTGGGCAGCATGGTTATTAAACTCGGCTTGGATGGATCAAAATTCACGGACACACTGGCAAATATACAAAGGTCCCTTAAAACTCAATTGAGCACCATGAGGGCAAACCTAAAAGTTTATGATGCTGTAGGNGACAATCTCGGTAAATTAGAAAATAATTATAAAGACTTAAAAAGTACTATCGCCTTACTCGAAAAAGAAAATGAACATCTTACAGCAAGTTACAAAAAACATGTAGAAGCTGGCACCGAAAATTCAAAAGCAGCCCAAAACTTAGCGAAAAAAATAAATGATAATATACAAAAACAAGCACTTTATAGAAAACAATTAAGCCAAACAGAACGTGCCCTGGCTGATGAAAAATCCGGCATGAATGATCTGCGGGAAGAAATCTCACGGGTTGAACAAAGTACACAAGCACTTGTCCAAAAAAATAAAGCAATGGGCCGGTCATTGGCCGCTAACAAAGAGGAATACAACGGGCTTAAAACTGTTATTGATAAACGAAACCAACTGATCGACAAAGAAAAGGCAAAACTGGCTGAACTCATCAGGACTAAAGGCAAGGACGATTCGGCTACAGCAGATCAGCGCCTAGCTATCCAAAAATTAGAGGCTGCCCAGGCTGCCGCAATTGATAGATACAAGAAACTTGATAGAGCAATTGGCAATTCTTCTGACAGAATGATTAAGTTTCAGGATAATTTGAGTAGAGCTCGTAAATCATTACAAAATACAGCCGATAAAATTTCAGCTACTGGTCAATCAATCAGTAGCTTTTTTGGTGGGGCCACTTTAGCGATGGGCAGTGGGCTCGGATTGGCAACAAAGTCGGCGATGGACTTCGAAAGCCAAATGTCAAACGTAAAATCTGTCATGGATCCAGACGATGCTAAAAAGTACGGAAAAGCATTGCAGGACTTGGCCATTACAATGGGCAGTAAGACAAAATATTCCGCCACAGAAGCAGCCCAGGGGATTGAAGAACTGGTAAAGGCTGGCGTTTCAACGAAGGACATTATGAATGGTGGGCTAAAGGGCGCGCTCGATTTGGCAACAGCCGGAGAGTTAAGCTTAAAAGATGCTGCAGAAATAGCTTCTACAGCTTTGAATTCATTCAAGGATGATAATATTTCCGTAGCCGATGCGGCAAACCAACTGGCCGGCGCGGCAAATGCATCCGCAACCGATGTTAGCGAAATGAAATTCGCATTATCCTCCGTTTCTGCGGTTGCCGCTGGCGTTGGGTTGAGTTTTAAAGATACTAACACAGCTTTGGCAGAATTGGCCCAAAACGGCTTAAAAGGGCAGGACGCAGGTACATCGCTTAAAACAATGCTGCTTAACCTTTCGCCGTCAACAAAATCGGCTGCTGATATGATGGATTCACTCGGGCTCGCAACTAAAAACGTTGGCGCTGCGTATCAATGGCTTGTTGATCGAGGNATCAAGCCAGCATCGCATTCCAGCAAAGATGTAGATGCGGCCCTTCAAAAGTTAGCAAAAATTCAAGCCGGCGCCGGAGCATCAGCAAGCAAGGTAAAAAAAGAGTACCAAGAACTCGCGAAAAACTCCGGCTTTGCATCAAGCGCCTTTTACGATCAACACGGAAAGCTGAAATCTCTTTCAGAAATCTCCGGGTTACTTCATGACCGCCTGAAAAATTTGACGGAAGAACAGCGGCAATATGCACTTAAGACCATGTTCGGCACCGACGCGATCAGGGCGGCCAACATTCTATATAAAGAAGGTGCGAAGGGCGCAGATGATATGGCAAAGTCGATCAGCAAAATAAAAGCGAGCGAAGTTGCCGAACAGAAAATGAAAAATCTTAAAGGCACAATCGAGCAGTTGAAAGGAAGCCTCGAAACTGCTGGTATTACGATTGGATATGCTTTATTGCCGGCCCTGTCGAAAATCACAAAGGTAGTTCAGAAAGCTGTGGACTGGTTTAATCATCTATCGCCGGCTACACAGCATTTCATTGCAATAAGCGCCGGGGTTGTTACGGTCAGTTTTGGAATTTCTGCAGCTATGGGAGCCATGACAATGGCAATCGGTGGCGGAATATCTGCCGTCGCTCAACTTGTTGGTGGATTTAAACAGCTTGTTAAATTTAAAGGGTTTATAAGTGACACAGCAAGAGTGTCCGGAAGATGGATTGGAATAATGACTAAAGCGGCATTTAATTTTGGAAAAACAAGTGCGATATGGGCAGCGCAGAGGTTGAAAATCCTCGCTGTCGCAGCAGCTCAAAAAGTAGCCGCGGGAGCTACAAAAGCATGGGCCGTTGCACAAAGGATTTTGAACCTTGCAATGAAAGCAAACCCGATAGGTATTGTGATTACAGCCGTTGCCNCCCTTGCCATCGGTTTAGTTTCACTATATAAGCACTCGAAAAAATTCCGTGATTTTGTAAATGGAATCAAGCAAAAAGCAAAAGAAATGGCAAACTCGGTAAAATCTCACGTTTCCGGTATGGTTTCCGGCGTTAAGTCAAAATTTAGTAACATGAAAAATACCGCAGTAAAATTGGCTGGAAGCATGGCTAATCAGGNGTCAAACAAACATAGCTGGCTGAACAAACATACAAACGGAGCAGCTAAATCTATGTTTACCGGGCTGAAAAAGACTTATCATAGTGGCCATAAAACATTGGAAAACGCTACTCAAACCTTCAAACATTTGGTATCCGGTAAGTGGTCAAAACTCGGTGGAGACATCAAGAGAACAACAAAAAGTGCGCTTGATACTGCTAAAAACTATTATAAAAGCGGATTTAGCGCTTTAAATAAATTGACCGGTGGCAGACTTGGCGATATGTTTTCAAAAGTAAAATCTTTTAGCTCGAAAGTTGTCGGCATTTTTAAATCTTTGCCGCATAAAATTGCCAGCGGCATAAAAAGCGGCGCCAGAACAATAGCAAATGCCGGCAAACACGTCGGAAACTCATTGCTTAAAGCTATTGGCAAGCCGGTAAATGGTGTAATTAAAGGGGTAAACTGGGTTTTAAAACGGGTTGGCGCTAAACACCTTATTAAGCATTGGAACGTTCCACAATATGCAAAAGGCACCGATGGCCATCCGCATGACGGCTTAATGATTGTCGGAGATGGTAACGGAGCTAACCGTAAAGAATTAATCCAATTCCCGAATGGAAAAACGTTCATTTCGCCAGATCGCCCGACCATGATGTTTGCGCCGAAAGGCACACAAGTTGTGGACGGCGATAACACCAAAAAAATAATGACTTTGGCAGGCATCCCAAAATATGCATCTGGGATTGGTTGGTTAAAAGACAAAATTGCCGGAGGATGGGACAAACTTAAAAATATTGGAGATAACATTTGGAAATATGTAAGTCATCCTACTAAGCTATTAAACACGGTTGTTGAAAAATATGCTGGCAATTCAATCGCGAATTTGGCCGGTGCTATGAGAGGTATAGCCAGTGGATCCGCCAAAATGATTATAAAGAATGCGGCAAGCTGGATCAAAAAAATGTTTGGCTCGACGGCAANCCCGTCCGGGNCTGGCGTCCAGCGTTGGAGGCCATATGTCATCCGCGCGCTGGCCATGAATGGTCTGTCTACGAGCAAAGCAATGGTTAACAAGGTTTTGCGCCAAATCGCAACGGAATCGGGTGGCAATCCATTTGCTGTCCAACATGGATACACAGATATAAACACGATTACCGGGGACCTTGCAAAGGGCTTGATGCAGACAATAAGCGCGACATTTAACGCCTATAAATTCCCGGGTCACGGAAACATTTTTAACGGATTTGATAACCTGCTGGCGGCCCTTAACTACGCAAAACACCGTTATGGAAAAACATTAAGCGCACTGGGCAAAGGCCACGGATATGCCAAAGGNGGCCTTGTGACAACCGAACAGATCGCCAAAATCGGCGAGGGAAACAAGGCTGAAATGGTTATCCCGCTAACAAATAAAACCCGGGCAATTCAGCTCATGATGCAGGCATTGGCCATCCTTGGCGGGAACGGTTCTTCCGGGCCTTCCGCAGGNGGGAGCGGAGCAGTAACGGTTGATATGACCGATACAAATAACCTGCTAAAACAATTAATAAATCTTGTAGCAAACATTGATCCGAATGTTTACCTCGATGGTAAAAAGCTATATGACAATAACAAAAAATATAGCAACCGGGAGACAAATATAAGAAATGTATTTAAGGGGGNGATGTCCATTGGTTGAACGAACGTTTAATTTCGGCGGCCTAGATTCTAAAAATGATCTTGGCGTTATTGTTAATGACATCAGAAAATCTATCGGGCCCGAAATTACAGAAAATGTCCAGGACGTCCCCGGCATGGTTGGAAAAATATTTCTCGGTAACTCTTATGGTCAGCGCGTGGATGAAATTGACATTATTATCCCGGCTGATTCAAATGAGGAAGCGAGCAAGAAATTTCACGATTTAGCGACTGCTTTTATTACGCTTGGCGACGATGAATATCCTATGGTTTACAGTGATGAATCGGAATGGGAATATTATGGCCATTTTAGCAGCATAACGAAACCGGAACGGATTAGCCAGGCTTCATGTTGGACCAAATGCACGCTTACCTTTTCCTGTAGCGACCCGAAAGGCTACGGCGAATACCAACAGCACGACATAACAACAAGCCCTATAACGATCACACCAGACGGGACAGCGGAATGCTATCCCGTTTTTACATGCATACCGAAAAAAGACGTTACAAAAATCGCAGTGGTCGACCAGGACGAAAACTATGTCTATGTGGGGTCAGATGTAGACCCGGATACCGGCGAATCGCCGGTGGACTTAGAGCCTAGAGTATTTCACGACGATTGCGCTACAATGGCAAACTGGCTATCTCTCACGAATGAAACGCTTACCTTTACACCTGAAAATGGAGTAATTGGCGGAAGCATGCGAACCGAAAATGACGCTTTAAAAGTTTCGCTGGATAGCAGCGGACGTGTCTATTTTGGCGAACCAGTAAAAGACAAATGGCATGGGCCACTTGTGAAGCAGAATCTAAACGGACAATATGAAGATTACCG